TAGAGCCACAGCGCAAGTTGATACGCAGTTTAGCGCCCTACCCGCAGATTTTGCCGAAGCTTTGACTTTTCACGTAACGTCTGGCGATTTGGCGCAGATCGAGTTGTTGAGCAAAGCTGAGATGTTAAAGCGTCGTAAGTCTAGCTCTGATGCAACTGGCAAGCCTGCGTTTTACGCAATTACAGCCGGTGAGATTGAGGTTTACCCAACGCCAGACAGCACATATACGACAGAGCTATATTATTATAAACGTGTAAGCGCGTTAAGCGACAGCAACACCACCAATGACATTCTAACATTTTTTCCAGATGTGTACTTGTATGGCGCACTGGTTCACTCTGCCCCATATCTTAAGGACGATGCGCGTGTTGCGGTTTGGGGTTCTATCTACGCGCAAACACTTGCTGACATCAACAGCGAATCCGAGGCAACTAAGTTCGGCGGTTCTGGCCGTCGCATGAAAATAAAGGCGTATTAATATGAGTTTTTCCAATACTTTTGAGACGCACGTTTTAAACTACGTGTTTACTGCAACAAGCGTAACAAGGCCGACAGCTTGGTATGTCGCGCTATTTACTTCCAACCCGGCAGAAGATGCTAGCGGTACTGAGGTGTCTACATCTGGCACTGCGTATGTCAGAAAGACAGTCGCGTTTACTGTGTCTGGCAATTTGGCAACTAATAACGCAGCGATAGAGTTTCCGACGGCTACATCAAGCTTTGGAACAGTCACGCATATCGGCGTATTTGACGCAAGCACAAGCGGTAATCTTATTGCTTATTCTGCGTTGTCAGCAAGTAAGGCAATAGCAACTGGCGATGTATTCCGTATTCCGGCAGGCGATCTTGATATAACGCTCGACTAGTGGCTTATCGCGCCTCATATGGTGCTGATTTTTACGGCACTGGTTTGTATGGTGTTACTGGTGCGATTGACGCCGCCGCAACGGTAACGCCTGCGTTAAGTGTTGTTTGCTCTGGTGTAACTGTAAAAGATGCAAGCGCAACCATTAGCTCAACGTTATCTACGACAGTTGTTGACCCAGATACAGTTAACGATGCAAGCGCCACAATTACATTACAAAGCGCAACAATTACCGTTGCAGAGGAATATGTTGCAAGCGAAGGGTTTAGACCTGGTTATGGTTTAAAAACCTACGGCACAAGCATCTATGGCCGTAACGACAGCATAGAGCAAAGCACGGCCACAATTGCCATCACGTCTACGATGACGGTTGGCGCAAGCCCACAACTTAACGCACAAGCCACAATTGCATCAACTTTAACGACAACTGCAAGCGGTGTGTTTGACGTTGTTGGGGCTGTTAATTTAGCTCTATCGTTGTCTTTATCTACATCCATTGCGCGTGTGTTGCTTGGCAGCTCAACCTCAACGATTGCATTAAGCTTGGCAACAACTGCCATAGAAAAATGGGAGCCGATTGCAGGCACGCCGGAAACGTGGACGCCAGTCGCAGCTACAAGCGAAACTTGGACGCCGATCACAGATTCTCGCGCTGCATGATTTTTTGGAGCTACAGCCAAACTGTGCGATAGTTGCCTCAACGAGCTACGGCGCTTGTTTCCCTTACATTGATGGAAAAGTGTGCGTGGCAAAAACGTAACTGAGGAGTTTATTTATGGTATCAACTACATCCACTTATAACTTACAAATACCTACTGTTGGGTCAGACGAAGACGCCTGGGGTGGTTACATAAATGCAACCATAACCGCCGTAGGAAATCTACTAGACGGCACAACCCCAGTAACTGGCATAGACATAAATAGCGGCGCAATTGACGGCACGGCCATTGGCGCAAACTCTGCAAGCACTGGCGCGTTTACAACCATCGTTGGCACAACGTTAAATCTAAGCACTGGCCTTGCAGCTAACCTCGATACAAATGGGCAAGACATTGTTACATCATCTAATGCAAACTTAGACCTTGCGCCCAACGGAACAGGCAAAGTTGTTGTAAGGGGCAATGATAACTCAGGTAAGATTGTTTTAAACTGTGAGAATAACAGTCACGGCGTTACAGTAGCAAGCCCACCACATTCTGCAAGCGCAACCTATGAAGTAGCACTACCCAATGCGCTAGGCACTACCAATGCAAGTGCTTTTGTAACAACAGATGCAAATGGTGTGGCTACGTTTGACAATGGCACAATCGAGGAAAGCACAACGGTATCATCTAGCTCTAATGCTGCAACGCTTAACCTGCGTGATGGCAATGTGTTTGAGCATACGCTTACTGAGAATGTAACGTATACGTTTAGCAACCCAGCAAGTAGCGGCAAGGTATCAAGCTTTGTACTGAAGATAAAACAAGATGCTTCTGCCAGTGGTTACACGGTGACATTCCCCGGCAGTGTAGACTTTGTTGGTGGTACTGCACCTACGCTTACGGCTACCGCAAATGCAATTGATACGTTTGTGATATTCACCACAGACGGTGGCACGATATACAACCTGTTGGTCGCTGGTCAGGATATTAAGTAATGAACATATCAACGAAATTATTAAAAGCTGCGGCTAGTCAGGCTGTTGGCGCAGGTCTTGATGTAGACGAGGTGTTCAGCACTTTTTTGTATACTGGAACTGCTTCTAACAAAACGATTACCAACGGTATTGACCTTTCAGGTGAAGGCGGTTTGACTTGGATTAAGTCAAGAAGCCATAGTACTGCTCACGCTTTATTTGACACAGCAAGGGGCGCTGGTAATTATTTAAATTCAGCTAATACTAATGCACAAAACCAAGGTAGTTATACAGATACATTAACTGGTTTTACTTCAACAGGATTTACCTTGGGTTCTGACGCTGATACTTGGTGGGTAAATGGAAACAATTATGACTACGTCTCTTGGACATTTCGCAAAGCCCCTAAGTTTTTTCAGTGTTTGACGTATAGCGGCACAGGTTCTGCACAAAATATTAGCCATAACTTAGGTTCAGTTCCTGGCATGATTATTATTAAGCAGACTAATACTTCTAGAGACTGGATCGTATATCACCGTTCATTAGGCACTGCAAAACACATTTCTCTTAATCAAACACTAGCTGCTGGTCCTGACAATTCTGGAGAATATTGGGGCGGCACTACGCCTACATCTACTCAGTTTTCTCTTGGAGACTATTTTGCGGTCAATCAAAATGGTGGCACATACGTAGCCTACCTATTCGCACACAATGACAGTGGTGACGGTGGGTTCGGCCCTGATGGTGACCAAGATATTATCAAGTGTGGTTCGTTTACAAAAGGGGATACAGGTGTAACTAATTTTATAAATGTTGATCTTGGATTTGAAGTTCAGTGGTTGTTGACAAAATCAACTGCTAGTGAAAATTGGGACATATGGGATGTACAAAGGGGAATGAATCTTACTCAGGCAAAACCAATAAGACCCAATCTTAGTAATACAGAAGGCAATTTTGCAAGCCGATATATACACCCAACGCCTACTGGTTTTGCTTATCAAGACAATAATGATAGCACCTACATATACATGGCAATCCGCAGAGGCCCACTAGCTGCACCTACTGATGCGACTAAGGTTTTTGGTATAGATAAATATGAAGATGGCAGTGGAGATGGGCCAACAAACGGTATTGTAAATGATTTTAGTTTGTTAAAAGCCGTTTCAGGGTCAGGTAATTGGTTTGCCACATCACGATTACAGGGGGCTAACCGAATGAAAGTAGATAATAATTCAGCGGAAGCCTCCAACTCAAACGCTGTACATGATAGAATGGATGGTGTTTGGAATACCAATCTTAATAATCATATCCTGTGGGGTTGGAAAAGAGCACCCTCGTATTTCGATGTGGTTGCTTACAGCGGCACAGGAAGCGCAAGAACTGTGCCGCATGGATTGCAAAAAGTGCCAGAAATGATTTGGCTAAAGAAACGCAATGGCGTACAGCAATGGGTTGTCTACCATTCAGCTATTGGTTCAAGTAAATATATGCACCTTGATAATACGGATGGTGCAAACAGTGGTACGTTTGTTTGGAATGGAACAGACCCAACAAGCACCCATTTTTCTGTTACAGATATTGATGCAGTCAATGACTCAAGTGGCACTTACATAGCCTACCTTTTCGCTACCGTAGCAGGTGTATCCAAGGTGGGAAGCTATACTGGGAATGGTTCTAGTCAGAACATTGACTGTGGTTTTTCTAGTGGTGCTAGGTTTGTTTTGATTAAGAGGACAAACAGCGGTGGTGATTGGTGGATTTTTGACACTGCCAGAGGTATTGTTTCAGGAAATGATCCTTATTTAAAGTTAAATACTTCTGATGCAGAGTATACAGAGTCAGATGAGATAGATCCATTATCTTCTGGTTTTACAGTAAACGAAACAGGTAATACCACTCTTAATACTAATACACACTCATACATCTTTTATGCCATTGCGTGAGCCATAATCAACTGACAAAAAGGAGTATCAACTGATGTCAGAATATCGTGAGAGAACAACAGGCGAAGTTAAAAGCCAAGGCGAGTGGAGAGCAGCATTTCCGCAAATGTCATTGCCAAGGGTGTGGGGTGCTAATGTTTGTGACGCTATGAATATAGACCCAGTACTCGCAAGCCCAGCCGCTACGACAACAGCGTATCAATACAGCGCAAGAGATGGCGTTGAGCAAGATGCAAACGGTAATTGGGTTGAGAAGTATGTAGCAAGAGATATGTTTGCTGACACGACTGACGAGGATGGCAAGAAGACTACTAAGGCAGAACATGAGGCTGCGTATCAGGCAACGCTAGATGCTAACACTGCGGCAGGGCATAGAGCCACCAGAGATGCAAAGCTTGCAGAGACAGACTTCTACGCATTGTCAGACGTTACAATGTCGAGCGAAATGACCACGTATCG